TGGCGAACGCCCCCGAGCGCCTTCATCGCCTCGACGATACGCCCCGTGGTCTCCTGCGGGATCGTATAGCCGCCGGCAGCGCCCTCGATGGTGCTCAGCGCACAGGCCTCGGAGGGCACAGACTGGTAACCGCCCCGCAGGATAGCCCGCTGCTCGGCCTCCAGACCGGCCATGCCGTGCTGGACCCACTGCCAGAAAGCATCGCGGTATTCCGGAAACTCTTTGGTGGCGTAGCGTTCGAGATCGAAATGTCCCTCGGCATCGTCACGGTCATCGGCGTCCAGGTCGGCAGTGATGATCCGGCCAGTGGACGCAGCCATTTCCGCATTGATGCGGTCGGCGCGCTCCTGGCGGTCGATCCTCTCCTTGAGCGTGTCCATCTCGCCGTTCAGGCGATCCCACTGCTCACGCTCCTCAGCAGTCAGGTCTCGATTCTCGGCCTCGGCCTGCTCGTGCAGCGCATTGGCCTGCTCCCACAATCGCGCACGTTGTGCGCGAAGATCAACAGCGCTAGGCATGTTGTTATCCTCCTACAAAGTCTTTTCAATCAGCGTGAGAATGCGCTCACGCGCCGCTGCCGCCCGGATTCGCTCCTGCATTCCCGCGTCGGCTCTATGTTCATCCGAGCCGTCCCCTACGGCGTCCGCCTGTCCGCCGTCGAAACTCGGAGGCTCGGGAACGTACAAATCCTCACCAAACAGCGATCGCAACTGAACCTGTGTTGCCGGATAGGCCGGATACGTCACGACTGACACGTCACGCAGATCGACCTCGAGTAGCGTCCGCCTGGCAAGGTCAGCGGCAGACGCTGGCTCCTCCCATGCGTCACGTATAACGTGGAACATGAAAGACGATTGGTCCACGTCACCCCGCTCGATACTCTTCATCAGGTCGCGAGCCCACTGGGTATCGGGCGGCGTGATCTCCATGACCAGGCCTACGTCGTCCTCGTGCAGACGCAACGTTCCAGCGTTCGTCCGACCAAGAACATAGTCAGGATTGTGATTGAACGTGGCCCTTATATCGGCGGTGTTCAGCGTCTTGAGGAACGCCCCCGGCACCACCTGCTCGATGAAACCGCCCAAGTCCTCGGACCAACTGTTGAACACGGCCGCATAACCGATGATCTTGCGTTCGCCGTCGCCCTCGGAGCGCACCTCCAGGCGCGAGGCCGGGACGATGCGTAGTTCTCGTTTGTCGCTCATATCTCGATCATCCTCGCTCTTGCCGGCGGCATGGATACACGCGTAGATCGCCTCCTCATCGGTGCCACCGTCCTCTAGGACTGCATTGGCTGCATCTACGCATTTCCTGATATCCTCATCAGACCAGCTCTTGGCCACGTCGGGCGGATCATCGTATGTCCACGGCATCTCTCACCTCACCCCGGCGCGATCCCACAGTCACAACCATCGTGTGCCGGCGGATGGCCAATGTTCGTGTGTGGTCTCAGCGGTTTCTCGGCTCCATCAGGTTGGAAATCCTGACCCTCGGCAAGGAAACTGTCCCACACAGCCACGCTTTTGCCCCGCAATGCATTGCAGTATGGGCAGGACTCACCGTGCGTTATCCAGGTCAGTCGCTGGACCCCGTTGTTCGCCCAGGTCTGTTTCGTCACCGCATTGGCCGCCCGGACGGTTTGTATCCGCGCCTGCTGAGCTGGGCTTTTCTCGCCCCACTCGTCGAATCGCTCCTGGAGGGCATCCAGGCGCTTGTCATCCTCCGCGCCCTCGAGGACCTGCCGCAACTGGCCAAAATGGGAGCGGCAGTAACGATCTGCGGCGGTCTCGGTAAATGCGGCCAGAAATTCAGCCAGATCCTCGTCAGCCTCGACAGCGATCTGCTCGGCGGCGTTGGCCTGAACCTGCTCGGCCAAGCTGGTCAGTACAGGCAGCATGTATCGCTGGTAGAACTCCGGGTGCTCCTGGTAGAACGTCTCCAGCCAGGCCACGAGCCCGCGATAGTCGCCCATACGCAGCATCTTCTCTGCGCGCCGCATGATGTCGGCCTCTTCGCGACCAACGATGTGCTCAGTGGCATGAGCCACCAGGGTGCGATACGCCCGGGCGATACGCCGGCGCGTCACAACATAGTTCACCGCTCTCTGCTCCAAGTCGGCCGGCGTGACAATGCGGCGCTCGGCCGGCGCCTGGCCGCGATAGTCATCCGCGCCGTAAAGGCCAGCGTCCTCAGCAGGGACCATGTTCAGCGGAACCAGGTAGATGTCGCCGCCGTCCACCGGGTTCATGTTCTCAATCTCTCTGATATCGTTGGCGCTCATCCAGCCGTTCTGCCTGGCCTGGGCGTAGGCGTTGTATCGGCTCTGGATATCGCCTCTGAGCAGCCCATCCACGAGATGCTCGGCGAACCAAGTCGAGCGCTCGTTCTCGCGGAACAGGTCGCGCGCGATTGCCTGCTCGATCCGCACCAGCCAGGGCCGGATCGTGTGAGTGACAAACTCGATAGACTGATGCTCTATGTTAGCGTAAGTCGCCCTCGACAGATCGCCAATGAGATGCGGCGGCACTCTGAATAGCCGCGCGATCTCCAGCACCTGGTACTGGCGCATTTCGAGATACTGGGCGTCCTCAGGTGCAATCCCGATCGCCTGCCACTCGACGCCCTCTTCCAGCACCGCCACGCGGTGTGCGTTGCTGAGCCCGCCATGAGCCGCTTCCCAGGACTGTTTCAGATTCTTGGCCCCCTCGGGCGATAGTTTGCCTGGGTGTTTCAGGACGCCACCTGGCCGGCTGTCGTTGGCGTAGAATCTGGCGCCATACTCCTCTGTCGCCAGGGCGAGCCCGACGCTCTCTCGGGCGCACGCAATGGGCGACAGGCCAGAGTCAGCGCGCGTGCCAAACCCACGTATATGCCATACCTTCTCAGGCTCCAGGCCCTGAGGGGGCCCGCCCGGCACGTCCACAACGTAGTAGCGCCGGCCGTTCCGTGGCTCGACGCGCACCCGATCGGGCCTCAGTGGCCATAGGGCACGGACGTTACCCTCGCCATCGCGCTCAATCTCGCAGTATGCGTTCCCCCGCAACGCCACATGGCCGACCAGATTCTCACGCAATTCTACGCTGGTCATTTCTGGATTGGGCAGGTCATGGAGCACCCGATACAACGGATGCTCGGGATCGCGCTCCTTGCCGCCCCCGTCCAGGCGTCGGTAGACGTGTAGTGGCAGGCTGGAGATCGTCTCGGCCAGAACGCGCACACAGGCAAAGACCGCCGATACCCGCATCGCCGAGTCCGGGGTGACATGCCTGCCCGTGACCGATGGAGGCCCGGACAGCGCCTCAATCACCGTGCTGCTCGTGATCGGCTGCGCGGGATCCTCGAGGCTGCGGCGCTCAAACAGTGCGCTCAGAATCCCCATCATCTACTCCGCGACTTGGCCGCGGCCAGCGCGATGCCGGCAATGGCCAGCAGCGCTCCGCCGGCGATCAGGGCCAGGACTGTATCGGTCAGCCAGAGCCCCACCAGCACCTGCACGAGGCCCAGCGCAACCAGGATGTCGGCCAAGTCAATCCTCACAGCACCAGCACTCCTCGGTCCTCATAGACGCTCCGGTGATCCTCATGGCGCGTGGCGCGGTCCAGGGCCATAACCAATGCCACCATGCCGTCGATTTTCTCTGTGGACTTGCCCTAGTCCGGCTTGATGTTGCCGGCGGGGTCCTGGCGCACTACCATGTTGTCGGCCATCCACCGGAGGACTGGGTTGCCGCCGTGGCGAAGACGCTGGCTCAGCACAACGTTGAGCAGTTCCTTGGTCGGAGCCGACATGCTGGCGAATCCCTGCCCGACGGGAACCACCTCCATGCCGCGATCCTGCAACTGCTGCACCAACTGTGTGGCCCCCCAGCGGTCATAGGCGAGTTCTTGGATGTCGTATCGCTGGGCATAGTCGTCGATTGTCGCCAGGACCGTCGCATAGTCGATCACGTTGCCCTCTGTCGCCTGGATGTACCCCTCACGGCACCAGACCTCGTATGGTACCCTGTCTCGTCTGCTCCGGATCGCCATACTCTCCTCGGGTACCCAGAAGTGGCTCAGCACGTCGTACGTGTTGTCCTCATTCGGGAAGACCAAAACGAACGCCGCAATATCCGTCGTGCTGGCCAGGTCCAGGCCGGCGTAGCACTCGCGGCCTCGCAGAGTCTCAGCGTCAACCGGCTCAGCACACGCGTCCCACTTCTCCAGCGGCAACCACCGCTCCTCCTGGCGTGTCCACTGATTCAGATGCAGACGCCGAAAAGTGTTCTCGTAGGCCGGCGTCTCCTGCGCTTTGCGCGCTTGCTGTTCCAGGTACTCTCGTTTCACGGTCACCCCGAGGCCAGGATTGCAGGCCTCCCAAACCGCCGGATCGGTCCAATCAGCGTCCTCTGGCGCGGAGCGAATGTAGGCGAAAAAACTCGGGTCATCGATCACGCCGCTCTGAACCTTCTCGGCATAATCATGCTGTTCCCAACAGATGCTATGCCTGTCATAGCCGGCGGTCGTGATGGCGAATAGCAGCGGTTGCCTCCTGGCACCGGTGGACGTGCTGAGCACATCCCAGAGATCGCGGTTGGGCTGAGCGTGCAACTCGTCGAATATGATCCCCGAGGCATTGAACCCGTGACTCCCCGCAGCATCAGCCGGTATGGCCCTGTAGAAACTGCCCGTGCTCGGCACCACAATGCGTTTCCTCGAATCAACGATCTTCGCCCGCTTCCTCAGGACCGGCGACCGCTTCACCATCTCGGCCGCTACATTGAACACGATTGACGCCTGCTCTCTGTCACATGCCGCGCCGTAGATTTCGGCCCCAGGCTCGCCGTCGGCGAATAGCAGATAGAGCGCGACGCCGGCGGCCATTTCGGATTTGCCGCTCTTCCTCGGCAATTCGATGTATGCCGTCCGGTACTGCCGGGTCCCGTCGTCGTTCAGCGTCCCAAACAGGGGTCCGATAATCTCGTCTCTCTGCCAGTCCAAAAGCGCGAACGGAATACCGCTCCACTCTCCCTTGGTGTGAACCAGGATAGTCTCGAAAAAACCTAACCGCTCGCTGAGCGGCATCCTCCGAGTAGTGACTCAAGTTCGTCCTCTGTCTCCGTCTCTGGTAGCGTCATGCGCCCACGGCT